CAGATTATAAGTTTGAATTTGTAGGTCTAAGATAAGATCGTCGGCACCTGCAATCGGAGGCATATTATCCTCGGACCGCACTTCATTGACACTCTTTTTAAATTTAATTTCTAAACCTTGTCGCTCAACTCGTTTACTCTTGTCTTCTTCTCTTAGTCCTACAAATTCAAACTTATAATCTGGATCTAGTTTTTCCATTATCTGCGCGTTGATAAACGATTCTAGATACTTGAGTAGAGGGATTAAACCTTTATCCTTAGATTGTTCCATCTTAATTTGAGTATTATCTCCACTTATTCCGCCCCCACGACCACCCTCATCTTTAAGGGCGTATCCAATCTCAGCAGGATCGATTTGGAATATGGCAGTAATCATACGGATAAGATAGTTCATCCAGTTTGAAAATTCCATATCAGAGTGACTCTGAGTAAGGGGAATCCACTTAATCTCGTCCATACCCGCAAATATAGGGGTTTGAAATGAGTTTTTGTTACCTTTTAACCAATGCTGCCACTCGATACGTAGGGTCTCTAGTTTACGTCTAGGCAGGGGAGCTTTAATATGGAGTATACCTTTGGCAGAAAACCCTTGCGTGTAGTAAGAATGGTTATAATTCTCAGTAAATATATGAGAAGAAACTAGGGTAAGTAGTAGTTCTAGTTCAGCAATTGAGTACCCACTCGCATAGATATCGGTAACCGGATTGCGCATTCCAATAGATAGTTCGGTTTCCGTAAAGGCTCGGACCAACTTACCTCGAACTACCTGCACAAACTTATACAATTCTTCCTCAAGCTTCTTGTCGTCTAGTTCGAGTGCATCCTCTCTACGTGCTAATCCTTCTAACTCTTTTTCGGGAAATAGAATGTCAGCACCAGCTTGTTGTAGAGGAAAATCCCTATAGTTTTTAAGTGAGGGACTTGCATAACGAATAGTGGAGGCATCTACTGGAATCCAATGATGGAGTTTGTCAGATTGATCTGGAATAAATTCTACTGCAAACTGATCATAGGTCAAAGAATCTCTAGTGATAGCTCGCAAGAAAGAATCAAAATTCCACCGTTTTGACTCAAATGACCGGTCTTCCATAGATCCACATGAAAGGATTTGTTGTTCTAACTCTTCTCGTTTCTGCTTAGTCCGTCTATCTAGCTCTTCTTTAACTGTACGTTCTTTTTCTTTATCGGATACTTCTGCATCTTCGTTTAAATCTGCTTCAACTTCCGCATTTACTTGATTCAAAGAGCCAGTAACTGGAGAGGGTGTTTCTACATCCGCTTTGGAGACTCCTTCTTCCTCACCACTAAGTTCTTTGAGGGTGTCCGATGCTTCCGATTTAGAATCGCCTTCCTTAGATTCTGGAAAGAGTTCCTCCATAATCTTACGAAGTTGTTTCTCTTCTTCTCTTATAACAACTCTAAATCCTTTGTCATAGGCATCGTTGGCAACTCTCGCAAATGACGCTACTTGATTCTGGCGTGTTTGGAGAATTGCGGCTATGATTGAATCTTTATAGCTCATGTGTTTAAGCATGGTGAAGCTAATACGCGCCGTCTTATCTCTGTATCCCTGAGTAGCTATATTATAAGAGGGGTCCATGTAAATGGACTTACGATAGAAGACCTCATCTCCCTCCGCTTCAACTTTCAAGTCTGTTTTTGCTTTGTTGATCATGTTGTCTAGATAAGCATTCCCTGCTTCGTAGACTTTTGTTATGAATGATTTATCTTTATCTGCCATTTTATAAACCTACTAAACTACTTTGCCAAGAATGATATCTACATTCGCATCAACAGAGCCTGCATTGCCAATTTTAATATCAGTAAACTGACCCTTCGAATAGAATACGGGTGCCTTAGTTCCTGCTATCTTGGGTTCTAAATTGAAAGGAGTATCCGAACCATTTATGGTTATATTGATGATCTGATCACAAAAAATCGATACGTATTGGGCACTGGAATCAGGTAAAGGCACAGTCTCTACAAGTGCGCTGGGCTCTAAGACCAGCTGCAACCTAGTGACTTCCTTGAGGTTATCCTGTTCAATCCTACTAATGATCTTATTGGCATCTGCCGGATCGTTTGTAAATGAGGTACTTTCCTGCGTTAATACGTCTAGGGTTACACAAATTCTCTTATTAGCCATTATATCTCCTGAGTATTCTTATGATCTATTTTAGCACACTAAGTGCTTAAAATCAAAACGAAAAATTGAAGCCCCCACCGCTTCCTTTATTCCCGTCATCATCATCTCCTTTCTTTAGTCTACCTGTTTTTTCATCCTTTTCATAGAGCCTTGAGTTATCTACGAAGTCATCCTTAAAATAATCTGAAGAGAGGGCTGCGGGAGAAGGAGCGACTAATGCCCTACCGGTTCGACTGTCTGTCTTTACGGCACCCTCCATACCTGCCCACTCAGTCATACTAACCTGCATCTTATTGAGATTCTCAGATACAATAAACGTAGCAATTGCTAGAGAGTCTGAACAGTCATCCCTACCACCTGGGGGGTGTCCTATCTTAACCGTACCCGTAGAAGTTTGTTCGACCTGCAACTGTTTAATCTCGGAGCGCATGATCTCGTGATCGAGTAGGTCAATCCTCTGGTTATGTATAAGGTTCTTCAAGTTAAAGTAAATCTGTCGTTTAAATACGTTTGTAAAGGGTTTCTCTACTAAGGTTATGCCAAACTTATCAAAAATCTCTAATAATGGCTGAAACGCAAACTGGTCAGCATGTATACGTGACAGTCCATACTTCTTACATACTTCTCGTAATTTGGTAGCAACTTCATAAGCTTTGACTGGAGTAAGCGGGGACCCCTCCCACACTAGCATTTCATATTGTTTAACCCTATGTTCCGTACCTCCTACTAACGAAAACGTAAATCTATCTCCTTTAAAAGCAGCATCAATTGCACCCTCATAGTGAACATCTTTACTCTCCTCGGGGGCACACTCACTCTTACCGGTCATAGTACACAGGTCAACGAACTCGGGTAGGATAAAACTCGAAATGGAGTCCACGAAGTCAGCTCGGTACTCTGAAGCAAACCCTATAGGATCTAGCTTATATTCCTCTTCATATACCTTTTTACCCCATCTAGGGTTCCACACCCACGAGGGAGCTTTAAAGATGATGTAGCTGTCTGGAAGACTATCTCTATTTTGATATTCATCGTAGAGTATTCCTTGTTTAATTCCGGGGGAAGAGAGTTTTATGAGTAGACCTTCATCTCCAAACTGTAAAAGAGAGGGGCGAGCTGCTCTTAGAATATCGATATCCTGTTCTACTGCCTTCTCGTCTAAATTCCAGAAAGAAATTTCATCACACAGTAGCGCACATATAGCACGTCCTCTAATGGTTTTCTTGGACGCCGTACCTACTTTAATAGTCACTTTAGAGTACTCAAGCTTACCCTTAACTATAAAAGGGACTTTTAAGTTAAAGGTACTCTGTGTAAACTTCTTCTCACGGTCAATCAAGCGCGTGAGGACTTCAGACTCCTCAAAAAACTTTCTCATGATTTCTAAGATTTCTTCCGATAAGTCACGGGAATGTGATAGAACTACCACAGATGCAGAGGGGGTTTTAACTAGGTATGGGTTCCAGTTAGTTTTGATACCAGCAAAAACTGCCAATAATGCAGAGATAGTACTCTTACCTCCACGTCTTCCGACTATTAAGTTAATCCTATTACGTACTATTTGCAGGTCTGGATCATACACTTTACCCGTCATTAACAGGAACAAATCGGTTTCAGAGAGAACTCGGTCTTTTAGGGAAAACACCTTGTCTGCAGTCAGATGTTCTTCCACAATCTTTCCCGTAATATCGTTTGAGAGGGGTAATCCAAATACACATTTCAGTGCGACTTCTTGAGCAAACGTAGGGTTAAACGATAGGAATCCATCAGATTTTACGAAGTGCTGGATAGGGTCTTCTTTTATACGTGGAAGAAGTTGTTGACTGAAAACTTTTGCGAACTGCAGCTCAGTTAGCTTAGAAATAGACTTAGAGGGCATAATCTATATATTATCCCACATTTACGCGCAAGTGTAAAGGGTCTATACAAAAAAATGGGCAGTAGCCTGCCAGTCTCACCACTAGGTAGGTGACACCTCCCCCGACAAACTAGAGAACTGGAGCCCGACCAAAATGGGCATGTAGCGCATGAAGCGCACTCTGTAAAAATTCAACCGCCGAAGAGGCTGCATCTAACACGACTCCCTGAAAGCCTGGTGCAAATAAAGCGCCTAAGTACACAAATAAACCAAAAAATATAACTCCTAAAAAAAGCTTAAACATAAGAACCTCCTAAGTTCTAGAGTAAGTATCTCACATCATTTTACGCAATGCAAGAGAATTCTTATACTAGTTAGGCGTCCTCATCCTCTTTCTTACTGTCTAGTAAGTGACTGTAATCCTCCACCTCATCTGTCGGCAGCTCTTCAGGCCCCTTAGGGGCGGCGATGGGTTTTTTCTTGGCATAACAAAATTCAAGTATTCTAAGCAGTTCACCGATTGATACCTTATCTGCCTCGCTTTTTAACCTCTCAACAAGGATCTCTTTTGGGTCTACACCCTGTTCTTTGAGATACGGGTATAGGTCATTCGCAAGCCACTTAGACCCCTTTGTAGAACCCCCTACTTTCGTATGACCTGGTAAAAATTTTCCTTTCATGTCTCGCTCTGCCATTTGCTTTCTCCTAGTGCTATATTATGATTTTTTCTTCTTAGGTCTTTTAAACTTTAGTACTTTCCTCTGTTGTCGAGCATACTCCTTGTAGCAATAATCTCCAAGATATTCCATACATAGAGGACCGAATTCATAAATCCTACAACCACATGCAGCGGGTACTCTTCCGAACCGCCACTTATAAGTCCAGTTCCAATAAATAAAGAATCTAGTCCAATGTTTTTTTAGTTTCAAGTTCCGTCCTTATCTCTTCTACTTCGCCTTTAAGATATTCATTCTCGTCTTTAAGGGCATCCCTCTCACGAGCCATCTCAACTACCTCTAATTCGAGTAGACTTTTCTCATGTTCTAGTTGTTCAGTCTTATATAGTAAACTTCCTATTTCTTCTTCCATTCTACTTATATCTCCTCGTAGTTTTTTGTTATTATTTGATGTTATCTGAAAGAACTGCTTGTACCGCTCGCACATAGCATCCTTTTCATCTAATTCAGTCATTATATCGATAAGTTGCTCTTCAACAGTCTTTACCTGCATCTTTATACCTCAGACGAATTTTTCTTTTAATTTCTCTAAGCAACCGTTCTTTAAGTCTGTTCTCAACCTTACCCTGACCTTTCACTTTTATGCCGTAAGGTTTGTAGCAAATTATCATTCCATGCTCCGTGCCAAGGTCTACTGACTCGGTGGGCTTGAAAGTTTCAATAATTAAATGCTCTTCTTTAAGTTCCATAGTCCATTTCTTTTTCTTCTTACGCGCCATTCCATTCGATCTCAAGCCCGACGAATCCTGCTCCAGTTGGTCCCACTTGCCATACTTTAAATCCGCTATCTTCTAGCTTACCTTGAAACTTAGATGCCTTATGTTTCGGTACATCGATGTTAGCATTACAAAACCCCAGCTCCGCGTGATCTTTTATAACTGCATTAAGCTCGTAAAGGGATAATATGGGAGCCTGACAATCGGATTTGGAGGCTTTCATCTTGGCTGTCTTCGCACTAATCATTTTTTACTCACTTTCTTGAGGAGGCCTTGGGCATACATCTCTCTTAACCTCTCCGGGTTGTTTTCTAATATCCATTGCTTGACTCCGGGGCGGACTACGCCGTCATTCCGAATGGCGAAGGGCTCCCTCTTGCGGGATTTATTTAGGGCTTTTTTTTCGTTGGAGGTAAGAAAATTGAATAATTTCTTTATCTTAAGTCTAGCTTTTCTTTTCTGTTTCTTCGTCATGGCTGTAACCTCTTAGATTTACTATAGTTACTAGTTTACCACGACTTAGGAGCCAGACTTCACCCTCGGGAACGTTACCACCCTCGCCCAATTGACGAGTAGTCCAATATTGATTTCTCTCTTCTCGTCCCGCTAGGCAGTGATCGCAGGGGCAATTGGGGCAAAAATACATTGGTAGGTCCTTTTCGTTTATTGGGGGTATTTAACCCGTTGACTATATCTAGGCGTCTTCCCTTAAATATATCAATGACTTGACAAGTCATATAATTATATTGTAACTCAATATCTTCTTGGGAATATCGGTCAAACTCTCTCACCATTTCGGATTTAGTAAAATAGAAATAGACCTTAAAACGACTGCGTGAAACATCAATATCAGTAGAACAGGACAGCAGTAATGCAATAAAATAGAGTACGCCTTCAACCATTATTCACCCGCCGCATGCTTAAGTCTAGCTTCCGCTATCTCTAGATATTCAGCTTCTGCTTCGATTCCAATAAAATCAAATCCCTTTTCTAGGGCTGCGATACCAGTAGAACCAGAACCCATAAAGGGGTCAAGTACAATTCCTCCAGGAGGTGTTACCATAGTGATTAAATAAGCCATTAACTTCTTTGACTTAACTGTAGGATGTGTATTCTTACGTTCTGTAGTACCACGTTGGAATGCATTGTCGATATCTTTTTGCCGACCATCGTTTACTGCAACGGCTTCCCGGTTTTCAATGCCAGCATTCTTCTCACGCTTCGAAGGTTTAGCACAATAAAAGAAACGAGAGGCACCCCCTGTATCATTATGTAGAGTCGTACTCCTAGACCCTTTGTTATCAAAGAATGCTTTATCAGTACTTCTCTGTGTAGTGCTATTTTTTCTGAAATTGCTAGGACTACTTCCACTCTGTTCATCTAACAGCTTAACCGGGCACTCAGGATGGCAGTTGTAGTCAGGTACGGTTTCAGTGCCGTCTTTATCTTCATGCCCACGACGAACTCTAGTTTCGCTGTCTTTAGCTACAACTTTAAAATCAGTAGTCACATTTTTAACTACCGAGCCTCCGCCTATACCCTTAACCTTCTTCTCCCCCAACAACACACACTCCTCATGGTGACTCATAACGAAGTTGGCTGGGAAGCGACCTTCGCTGTTCTGCTTATATTCCGTCCTGTTAACATCTTTATATCCTGACGGAAATTCTCTATTCTTTTGGATGTGTCTACCCGATTGGAGTTTCTCGTCAGTCCTAATCCTACTAGCATCGATATTAATCCCACCCGTACCATGCTTTAGTACATTTTTGTAAACAGTTTTTTCTTCTAGGGGTTTTCTACATAAGACCCAAAACTCTGCGGCTGGTTTGAGGGCGGTTCCAAACCCAGACCACTTCTTAGCATCGTCAGTTGCCGGGGCTGTAATATGCTGTACGCCAGCACTTTCAACACCTAAATCTGAATCAAACCCACGACCCCCCTTGGTTTTACTATTCGGTCTACTACTTGGATTTACTCCAACAACTTCCCTCTCAGCACCCGCTGCTTTATCCATAGCTTTACTGATATTCTGGCTCTTAGGAAATCCACTGCCAAATACGTGCGTCACGATATCTCTAATCTCAAATCCTGCGTCCTCTAACGCTGTCGCAGTCCAGTGCGACGTGCGCGGGATAGCCCATACGAAGGCGTGTCCTCCAGGCTTAAGTACTCGCTTAGCCTCAACCATCACGGTCGTTAACCACTCAATCCAACCGTCTCGACCTCCCTTGTCTTTATCCCACTCTTTATTCATGAAGGCAATACCCGCTGGTGGATCTGTGATAATAGAATCCACAAAGTTCTCTGGCATTTGTTTTAGCTCTTCAAGGCAATCGCCGTGCATTACGTGATATTGCGACATTCACTTTCCCCTTATTAAGATAGTTCAGTTTAGCAAACGATTGGATCTACGTCAATCCCCTTCTCCCTCAGGTAGTCTGATACCTTTAATCCGGCAAGACAGATAGCATGTGGTATGGTCTCTCCGAACGACTTAAAACTCTTCCCGTTACCCGCGAACACTGCTAAGACCTTCTTCTTACCTCGACGCTCCATCTTAAAACTGTAATCGTAGGTAAACCGGTATAAATCAACTAGCACCCAGGCATCTTGGTCAACGGTAGAATAGGAACGAATAGTAGCCCACTGACTATTACCTTTTGAAGATACGTCAGTCGGTTTACCCTTAATCGTCTCAACGCGGATTTTAAAACATCTCTCCGCCACTTGAAGATTTAATTGAGGTCCTGGTTTCATATCATCCTAATCTAGGTACTCTTGAGTATAAAGCTTTCGAGAGGGCCAGTGCATGCCCGTTAAAACCTTGCTTTTACAAGTATCAATGCAGACTCCATAATCTCCTTGTTTATCTTTATGCCAATGTGGATTTTTAAGACCTTGATGACCGTAAACTTGAAACTCAGTTTCTATACGACGGATATCCCCTCGATTCCAAATAACTGACATCTCTGACTTATATGCATCTGTAGAATAACCTTTAAGAAAACCCGTACCTAAGTCTTTAGCCCTGTCCAAACCAAGCATTGGATTAATGGGAGCATGAGTTGCAACTAATCCGTCCGCTTTATAGAACACGGGTAAGTTAGCAATCCATTCCAAAGTATCTTCAGGAATCACGTTTTTATATGATTGCAGAGTTGTCCATCCTCCGTTACTCTTCCAAATCCCCGAATCATAAAATCCTGCCTGGTTACAGTAGTCAACCATCATGTGCTCATGGTTACCTAATATAGCTTTACCATTCTTCATAAACCATTCAAGAACTTCCTTAGACTGAGGA